ACGACAATGGAGGTATGAGAGCCGAACCCCCGGCGATGTCGCCGGTTTGTTCGCACCTGAGCCTTGAATATGTCCCCATAGGTCGTCGGGGGAAACTCTTCTGCCTCAGGGGGAGCCTGAGAGACGCCGGGGGTCATCTGATCGAGAATGCGCCCGAGGAGAGAGATAGCGTCCACCTGATCGTCGTGAGATCCGGCAGGGAATCTGGACACTTCATACAAAAAGCTGTCGAGCCATGACGCCTTGATGGGAAGGAAGACTTTTCCCATCGACATACGGGCCTGTATGCTCCTCGCCCGGGTCGGCTTGTCCTTTGCGGAGGAATACCCTTCGCGCCTGCAATACGTCTTCTGCTCCTGCATCCGCTTCGTGATGAAGGGGCCGACCGATTTCTCAATCTGTCCGGATTCTTCCGCCCACAGGAGGGGCTTCCATTTCGCAATAAGCTGGATGAGGGCGTCTACCCATGCATCTGATTCGGCCTGATATCTCCAGAGGTCAAGGATATAGAGGTCGTCATTCGGGTCCACGCCCCCGACGATATGGACCGTATAGTCTCCGCCCTGTCCGGAAACGGCATAGTCGGACGCGGCATAGATGTGGAGGTAAGGGCGCTTCCCGTAGGGGTCCATACGAGACATGAGATCGGGCATGTTATAATATCGGACCCACTCCTTCTTGAAGTAGGAAGATTCTTCCGCAATAGGTCGCTGCTGATAGAGGGCGGACCATTCTCTGGGCCCTCCCGAGGACATGGTGACGAGTTTCGTCTGCTCCAATACTTCAATCGGATACCATTCCGGCCAAAGTGCTTCCCCTGCCTTTCGCCCGAGCTGATCGTCGTCGTCAATGGCGATTGCCGGCAGGCTGATGACCTCCCAGTCGTCGCCGGTCCCCGATTCCTGCTCAAGAAGAAGACGCCCTGTCAGATCATCGTCATGCCATCTGGTCGCTATGATGACGATGGCGGCGTCGGGCATTCGCCGGGAGTAGAGGTCTGATCGGTACCAGTCCCAGAGCTGGTCCCTGACATGCTTGCTGTCGGCATCGGCCCGCGTTCTGATGGGATCGTCCACAACAATGAGATGGCCTCCGCGACCCGCGATACCAGATCCCACGCCAGCCGAGAAATAGACACCTCCCTTGGAGGTATTCCAGAAGTTGGCGGCTTTGGCGTCGGCGGCAAGGGTGATGCCGGGGAAGATGTTCTTATAGAGGTCGGTATGGATGAGATTTCTAACCTGTCGTCCGAAGAATCTGGCGAGGTCGGTATTGTGGCAGGCTGTGATGACCTGCTGCTGCGGATGCCGTCCGAGGTAGAAAGCCGGGAAGTGGATGGTTGCCAGCTGGGACTTTCCTGCCCGTGGGGGAGCCTGTATGATGAGACGCTTGCATTCACCGCTGCTTACTCTTTCAAGGGCTTCGGCTATGAGGTGGTGATGACGTCCGGGCTCATAGCCGGCCATCGTATACCGGGTGAAGGAAACGAGGCTCTTCTCGGCATCTTGCCGGGATATAAGCTCACTCGCCGCATCCTGAGGAGAAATGACTTCGTCAGTCACTTGCCGGATCTTCTCCGCTCTCGATTGTATAATCAGCCTGCACGGCACCCGCCTGTGCAATCTTGAGGAGGTCATCACGGCTCATCTGCTTGATGTTGAGAGTGTGCTCTACCTCAACCTTACCGCCGTGAGTGTGCTTTTCGCTCCATTTTCCCGGTCTCCGGCGGCTCAGAACCCACCTCCGGTCTTCCCGGTGCTCAAGGGCAGCTTTCCACTGCAAGGCTTCCAGCTCATCCAGCTTCAGGTTTTCGACCTCTTCCCATCGCTTCTTGAATTCAGGGTCAGCTGCCCGCTGCTCATAAAGAGCGGCAGGTCCATACGGCATGCCGATCAGCTTGGCAGCCGCAGCGACGTTCATCGTCTTCGCAAGAGCGACGAGGAATTTTTCCTTTCGAGCCTGAGAGACTCGCTGGTGTCCGGGTGCTTTTGCCATCAGATGCCTTAGCCGCCCCTTGAACCCCAAGCAACCTCAGGCTTCCATGATACATACGCGATCATAGGCTCATACCCCATTGTCTCACGAAATACACCGCAAGCCTGTTTAGAAGACCACACGCACAGATCTCCGTCATTTTCCCCCCTCGTCATGCCCAGAGCCAGACAACCCTCCAGCTGATTCCAGTAGTTGGCGGGATGAATGAGGTTCCCCCATCTGCCAGCATGGTTGGGAACGTCCTCCTGCACGGGGGTCACGGTCCCGCCGCAGAACGTATAGACCTCCCCGTATTTGGGCGATGTCCACGGTAGGAGCGCATATACGCCGTCTGGGATGCACGAGATATTGGAGCGGTTGTGCTTCCAGCTACGTTCCAGTCCGTGCAGATGAAGTTCACTTTCATCCGGAGAGCAGATGTATGAGAGAACCGCATTATCGGACATCTGCTCGCGTTCTATATATACACGATTCATACGACCTCACGTCAAAATAAAAGGCCGGGACGGGAACATCAGGAATGCTCCCCACATTCCCGACTCCCTCGGCTTCGTCACAGGTAGCAGAGAACTCCTCAGGACTCTGCTTTCTCCCCGACTTCGGCTTCCCCCGGCCAGATTAATTAAGGGTACAGTCTGGACCAGAACGATGGCCCCCAGTGCGCCGGCCTCTTCTTATTCCATATCCACCCGGCATAATACCCAGTCGGCAGCGCGAGGAGCATCATAGGCCAGCCAAGCATGTAATACGCAATCACATGCCATGGCCATGACGACAGGAGCGACGAAAGATTGCCGACAAGCGTCTTCAGGCGCTTCTGCTCAATGAGCGCGTCAGATGCCCAGACCGAAATCACACCAAGCAATATAACCCACCAAGGCACTCTCGACACCACAAGAAGGCCAATAACCGCCCAGATATGCATAAAAAAGAAAAACCGCTTCTCCGCATCCGCATGCCATGATCCCTTGGCCAATGCATCCGCATGCCATGCCAGCTTTGAATACTCAAGAACAATCGAGAAGACGGGAATGAGAACGAAAACCAAGGCCTCTAAAATAAAATTCAGAAACCCCTCACCCACTGCACTTGCCCCTGATCTGGTTCCACAGCTGATTCGCCAAGTCGTCAGGGTTTTTCACATCGTGAATCTTAAACATCAATATCTCCTTCATGCAAAGGGGCAAGCCCATGGGGGCAGAGACTAAACTCATAAAGTAAAATACAAATTATAAATTCATCGCGCCCGCATAATTTTAAAGGGGTGAAATTCTACTGATAATTTTTGAGGGGCCATCTAAGAAAAAAGGGGGGGGACCCGCTCCGGGGGATGCCGCCCCGGGAACCCCAAACGGCGTTTGTAACCTGTTGAAAAACAAGGATTTACGCGTTATTCGCCTCCCCCGCGCGCGCGCATGGCTGGCGGCCTCGATGGCGCGGCGGCGGGTCGAATATTCAGCGGCAGAACTTCCTCTGCCCTCTGTGATAGTATCGATAACATACATTATCGATACTATAAATGGCCGAAATTCACCCTTCAAATGGAGGAAATTGCCGGCAGCGGCGGCGCTGGGGCTGTCTCCGGCAAACTTGCCCTCCTGCTGTATCCCCCCTGCAACCCCCACCCCCTCTCTACCCTCCGCCTCCTCCCCGTCATACATGACGGGGGTCCCACTCTCCCTGTCTCTTGCCTCCTTGGGATATTGTGAGAGGGGAACAGTAAAGAAGGGGGCCTCCGGCTCTGCGCCTTCTCCGCGCCTCTCCGGCGACATCGCCGGCTGTCTGACCTTGGACGGGATTGGCCGGGACCGGCTGGATGTCTGCCCCCCGGGGCGGGTGCAAAAATGCCCCTGATCTGGCGTCCTTTTTACCACCATTGCGGCGTCGACTTCGAGGCTGCTTTTTAGGTAAACCCGCGCCAGCAGCGGATTTTTGAGCCTTAATCGAAACTTTTTTCCACCCTTCAAATCATTGAACTTACGGACTTTTTGCTGTTTTTTCTTGCCATCCCCTACCGAAAGTGCTTGACATGTCCAGAGGTTGTCCGTATACTTATCATCGTCGTTAGGATGTTGCACACGGTAAGAGGAGGCGATGGACCAAGCATGAAGCGGCCAAGACACCGGTCGAAAATCGAATAAAGGCAAGCTGAGAACGATCACGCGGCCACCCTACACCGGGTACCCACACAGGGGACGTAGGCCAAATACGGGGCGCAGGTTTGATCGGCAGCAGGAGAAGGCCCACCTAACAGGGCCACAGGACCGGGGCGACGTGCAGAGGGGACAAGCGCGCCTTGAAGACGCACGAGAGCGGACCCGGCAGCACGTACCCAACGCGTATGAGAGGAAGGAGGAAACCCGAAACGACCGAAAAGGCCGAGGGGCAACGCGACACGCGACGCGTTGCGAAGGCCCACCCGAAGGTTCCCAATGCCTTCGGCACAACCAACCCGCCCGCGTTCGACGGGCAACTCTCACAGGAGGAACCACCATGAAGATTTCAACGCGCAAAAACGCCAACATCGAAGAGATTTCCCTCGAAGATCGCTACCTCGCTTGGGAAGAGGAAACCACCGCAGACACGCTGCACAGGGCCGCGTTGGGCAGCCTGACGAAGAGTGGCCTGACGGGCTGGATTAGCTTCACCGAAAAGAGTGACTCTGACGAGGCTTAGAAAGCCGACTGACGGCCATTACTGGCCGTCAGTCACCAACACCACAATCAGGAGGAAAGCACAAATGACAGTCACCGTGGCAGAAGAGGGCAATATAGGGACAGCGGATAACCCAATAGACCTGAGGGGATTAACCGTACGGCAGTTGCTGAGGGATTTGCGGAGAGTCGATTGGGGCGACTCAGGGACAATGGCACCCCTGTCCCTGTCTGATGGATCGGCGATTAGCGTCGAACTGATAACCGACTCGGGTGGGGCATGGATCATGTCATCACAGGTAGCCGTGAGACGTTATAACGACCTGCACGTAATGCAATCATACCCGATACAGTGACTCTGATGGCGCCAACTAAAGGCCGGCGCCATTACCTCGCAGGGCCGCAACATCGACACGGACAGTTTCCGATACTAAAGGTAGAGGGTAATACATATAGAGTTGGGACGTACTCAACAGAGGGGGATTGATATGAAAAAGACACTGCACGTTGAGCTTTGGAAGTTGTCAGACGTCTACCGCCGGTTGGACAGCAAGGGATGGAGAGTGATACGCACTAAACCGTGGCCGGGGAAGGCAGGCTTTATCCTCACAGTTGAAAGAGTGGACAGGATAATGGACAGCCCAGTCGAAGGACTCAACCGCCCGCGTTAGACAAGCCAAACTCACTCACAGGAGGAAGCATAATGGCACCGAAAAAGAGCACAAAAAGAGATCCCTCGCCGCATGTGCAGCTTGCACTCGGCAAGGTCATGACGGCCTTCCGCGAGGGCACCATCGGACAGGCTGCGGCGATGTCGGTCATCAAGCCGGCTCCCGGCATCCCCTCAGAAGGGTACTCGTTCAACAATCGCGTCATCATGCACCTCTCCCACACCGCTGATGCCAGAGGCTTCCATGCTTGGAAGGCGGTCGAGCGAAACGTCAAAAAGGGCAGCAAAGCCATCCACATCCTCGCTCCCATGGTCTCCAAGAAGGAGGTGGAGGAGAATGGAGCGAAGAAAGAAAAAACCTTCGTGTACGGATTCAGGGCCGTCGTCGTCTTCAGGTACGAGGATACCGAAGGGGAGGTGCCGCCGGAATATGAGGGCCAGATCCCCACGGAACTGCCGGACCTCGCCGGCATAGCTACCCAGTGGGGCCTGAAGATCTCCTACGGACCTTCGGCGGACACTTATGCAGGATACTACCGTCATGGGGAGGAGATCGTCCTTGCATCGCCGGATGAGGCCGTCTTCTTCCATGAACTGGCCCACGCCGCCCACGACAGGATCGGCACGCTCAAAGAGAGCCCGAAGCTCATCAGGGAGGCGGTCGCTGAGATCTCAGCAGCGGCGCTGTGTCACCTCTTCGGGAAAAAATCCGCCGATGCCGAGTGCGTGGAGTATGTGAGCCGGTACGCGAAGGCTGAGGGAAAAGAGCCGGAAAAGGTGGCCCTGTCGGTGCTCAAGCAGGTGGGACAGGTTCTTGAGCTTATCCTCGAAGAGGAGGTAAAGCAGCCTAAGGCGGCCAAGAGTGCGCCGAAGAAACGTACGCCGAAGAAGGCCGCGGCCAAGAAGGCGATCACAAAGAAAGCTGCATAAAAAATCCTGAGGGCGGGGCTCAGGGATGAGCCCCGGAAAGGTCACGTTGGGAATCCCAAAGTCCCGACACACTCACACAGGAGGATTGAACGATGAAAAAGGTACAGAGTCCTGTTGGAACGCTCTACGCGGAGTGCATCTGGGATACGCTCCTCGTAACCGACGATCCGAAAGTTATTGAGGCGGCGAGGATCAAAGCGCTCAAGGATGGTCATGCGATCTCCCACGACGACGGCACGACGGAGCACCATAACGTCGATATGGACTGGCCGCTGGTATGGGACAAGAGCGGCGACAGGGTACGGCACACGACCGTCCGAGTCATCAAGCGGAACGGCGAGGTGATTGAGCGCACTCCGATTCGCAAGAGCTATAGGCTGTATGAGTAACTATTTTCATTCCATGAACAGGCGAACCGATCAGTCACCAACCACTAACAGGAGGAAAGCACAAATGACCATCACACTCAAGAGCCGCTGGGCTTACGGACGCACCCTGCTCTACCCAATCGGACCGGAAGCCGAGCACCTGCGGCGGCTGACTGGGAAAAAGACAGTTGATCTTGATGACCTCCGAGCCCTGCGGGGCTTGGGCATTGAGGTTGTCGCCATCCCCGAAACTGCCAGCGTCTTTGACGGCATCTAACCCACCACCAAACACAGGAGGAAGCAGATGAAGATTCCGACGACAACGCCAACCTGCTTGAGCACCGACGAGAGGAGGCGAATGAACGCACTGAGAGAGATAACAGAGGCATTTAAGGACGCCCTCAGGCACACGGCCGCGGAGGTGCCTTATAGCCTCGAAGAGTTAATGACAGGCACCTTTGCCAAGGCGCTCAGAGACGCTGAAGAAGAAATAGAAATAGACGACTACAATGCAGGGTTCAATACGTGGAAAAGGGACCAGCCAACGGCCCCCGCCCTCGGGCTCGACTCGACTCGGGACTGCCGACGCGGGACGAGGACATGATCTAACCCCCCCCACTCGCCCATCCCATCACCAGAGAGGAAATGAATCATGGGAAGACGCCAGATACTCAAGTCCGGCGACGAGGTTGATTACCTGTATCACAGGCACCTCTTCCACTGGCAGCGAGGCGAGGGCCGACGCATCAGCCGAGGGCTCAATAAGAGGGACAGGCAAGCAGCGAAGGATGAGATCCGCACCTACATCACAGGAGGACAGCATTAGATGGCAGAAACAAAGGCTGAAGCAGCAGAGCGGATGTACCCGGGAATCACCTTTGACTGCGCCTTACCGCAAGATTGGGTCAAGGAGGCCAGAGAAAAACAGTTCTTCGACGTGCGACCCCACTTCGTGTGGGGTTATCCTGAAGGCCTCACCTTATTTGGACTCCCTCTGCCCTTGAGCGCGGAGGGCGGTGACTTCATCGTGAATCGGTCTCAGGAGAGACTGAGATGACACCGACAGACGCTGCCAATTTACGCATATACGCCAAAAAGGTCGGGGCGGAGTTACTCGACGACGTCAACGAAAAAATCTACGATTGCTGCAATGCACCCGAGTTCCGTATGACAACAGCGGCGCAGGAGCACCTGTTCTACGATACGGTGCTAACGACCCTGCGGACACACCTAAACAACCAGATAGGAGGATGTAATGGAGTATGACGTCGCGTTTGAATTCAAGACCTCAATCACTATCCGGGTGAAGGGTGAGGATCACGACGACGCCTGTGGGGAGGCCGAGTGCGAGATGGCTGCGGCATTCGACTCCGATCGGTGGACAGAGGAGGCGAAATTGGCGCTGGAACAGGCCGTAATGGATCGCATGGACTCGGATTCGTTTGACGACCTGATCGTCTCCCGCCACGGGGTGTCCGTAGTCGAGGGTCAATTTTACATAGAGCCGATACATGAGGAGGCATAGATGACTACTGAACAATTCGCCACAGCCGATATAGAATGGCCAACGCTTGACTTTGAGTATCGGGAATGGCGCAAAGGAGGATCTCCGCTGTATACATCCACTGAGGAAGATCATCTTGCCGCTGAGGTGGACGACTATCTGAGCCAACTCGGACGTCGGATGGGAGAGACCCCATGACAGCATACATGGCTACAGTGCAGATACTCATCACCGACGTCGCTTCAGAGGGAGAGGCGTGCGATGCAGTAAGTGAACCGTTCAGGGAGCTGTTTGCTGACTGGAGCTACCTCCAAGTAGGAGGACAATTCCTGTCTCCTACCGAGACGGCGCGGACATTCGGCCCTGACTACAAGGAAGGGGACGCATTTATTCCGAGGAGGGAGCCCTCGGCCAGACGTGTGCATTGTCAGGGAAGCGACGTCGCTAACGTATGGTTGCCCACGGCCTTACTTAAGACCATCGATACACTGGCCGAGCAAGACGGCCTGTCACGTACAGACGCCATTGTAAGCCTTATACAGGGAGCTTTGACGCCATAGCAGCCCGCCCCCCACATCACAGGAGACGAGTTGAAATGCAAACGTACAAAATACCGGATCAAAACCTCGCCGCTCTGGAGAATAAGGTCCGCAAGCTGAACCGCCGTGCCGCCTCTCTCGACATCCCTCCAATCACTCTCACGGACCACGGCAGGGACTACGCCAACATCATGAATGCAATAGCCGGAAAGGCCGCTCCGGTGCTCACGCACAAGGTCACCATCGAGGGGGAGCTTCCGAGGCTGGACGGACACGAGGTCATCTGTAGACTCGTCACAAAAATAGACGGCACCCGCCGGAGCAGTTCGTCCCCTGACGGCAGGGAGCAGGTCTTCGTCTACCCCCTACCCTCTCAATGGTGGGAGCGGGAGGACGCGGGCCTCCCTCCTGAATACATCAACCCGGAGACCGCACGGCGGTGCGACCACTGCCATACGGTGAGACGACGAAAGGAGACTTTTGTCCTTGAGAAGGACGGCCAGCTTGTGGTCGTCGGGTCTACCTGCATGAAGGACTTCACGAAATCCGGGGATCTTTTCGCCGCCTTCGCGGCGACCCTCTCGGAGGTCCTCTCGCTGGCCAAAAAGTCAGAGCAGGGACATATGATCGACTGGAACCTCGTCAAACCTGTCTTTGAGTTGAAGAAATTCGTGGCAATATGCGCCAGTCTTGGCCCCTATATAAGCTTCGCTAATGGCTTAAGGTCCGACGTCGCTTTGACATGGCCCACCTGCGGCAAGCCAAGTGCTCGAAGGTCTGATTCACCTTTCCCTGACATGACCCACTCACATACCAACGCAAGGGCACAGAGTCTATACTTCAGCGACATGGAGGTGGCTGATAAGGATTTGGAACTGGCCGAGGATGCCATAGCATGGACCCGGGAGACCCTCTATGCAGAGCAGCGAGGACGCGACTTCACCGGATCGTGGCAAGATGGACCGGGACGCGGAAACATCGCCGCAGCAGCGCAGTTCGACTATATCGACTATGACATGACCCCCTTCGCTGCCAAGATTTCCCACGTCTACCTGACCCGCAACGGTGAGCACGAGGAAGACGTCAGGCCCGGGCCCACCGCCTCAGAGTGGGCTGGAGACGTCGGAGATTCCATACAGACGCTTGTGTGCATAGAGGAAATTCGGACCACCCAGTCGAAGTTCGCAGATGAGAATCTGTACATCGTTGAAATGCGGGACCGGGAGGGACGAGTCTTTGTGTGGTTCAAGTCAAAGACCCCTCCGACGGGGCCGGGAAAGGACCTGATAAGGAAGGGCGAAGAGCGCCCGATGGAAGGAAAAATCTCTCGACTGAACACGTTCAGGGACGTAAAGCAGACCGTGATGAACCGAGTCAAGTTAGGAAGTTCGACCTAAGGAGCGGCGGCGTGATGGGCATCTTAGAAGACTGTCCATCGGAAAATTTCCGCTTGACATGGCGGAATCGCTGCCGTATATTTCTGCCCCTCGACAGGGGTCGGCCCGAGAAGGAAGGGCTCCCCTGACGGGGCATCACATCTCTCTCACAGGAGGTTACATCTCATGGCTCGATCCCTTGCACCGTATATCGCCATCCAGACCGGCTGGCCCTCCCTCTGGCTTGGAGGGCCGGGGACGGGGAAGACCAAGCACACCTACCAGATATCTGACGTTCTCCGGAGAGGCCTCGGCCACGAACCCGGGGGGTTCCCCCTCGTTGACATAGTCCTTAACACGAGCGAACCCTCAGACGTCACCGGGCTCCCGCTCATCAAGGGCTCCACAGTAGAACGTGCCCTGCCCGATTGGTTCTCCGTTCTGACGGAGGCCGGGAGAGGCATACTCTTCATCGATGAACTCACCACCTCAGCCCCAGCTTTACAGGCAGCAGCACTCAAGCTCATTAATGAGAGGAAAATAGACAGCCACCGCCTCTCAGATGAGGTGTGGATCGTTGCCTGTGCGAACCCCGCAGACGAAGCCGCAGGGGGGTGGGATCTGGCTCCGCCGATGGCTAACCGCTTCTGGCACTATGAGTGGACCGTGAGCCCTATGGATTGGGCAGACTCTTTCAGGGATGAATTTCCAGAGCCGACAATATCGATGCTCCCCCCGTCGTGGAAGGCGCACGTAGGAGAGTATCGAGGCCTCATCTCAGGATTCATCCGCTCTCGACAGGAACTGCTCTATCAGTTGCCCGAGGACGAGGTTGAGGCGGGCAGGGCGTGGCCCTCGCCACGCACTTGGGACATGACGGCTGACCTGCTGGCTGCGGCCAAGGCCGTCAACGCAGATGGCCTGAGCACAACCGAGCTTGTCACCGGAGCCACCGGAAGGGCAGGGCTTGAACTGCTGACCTACATCGAGCAACTGGATCTCCCTAACCCTTTGGAATTGCTCCGTGATCCTGAGAGCTTTGAGCTACCTGAGAGGGGCGATTTGCAGTATGCAATTATCTCCTCAGTGGGAGGGGCAATCTGCAAGATCATTGGAGATGAGATCCGAAGAGGAGTGAAGGATCTGTCAGCCCACGATCACACATGGATGTCGGCGTGGAAGATACTCGGGGCAGCCGCACGGGGCGGTGCCGCCGACATCGCCACCCCGACAGCCAGAAAGATGTGCCTTGCCTGCTGGGACGAGAAAAACGAAAACAATGGCCTGACGGTCCCCACCGAATACATGGAGCCGTATATCGAAATGCTCACGGCAATGGAATTCTTCAAATAAGGATTGCCAAAGAAGGGAAGTGAAATGACCAACGCAAAGACACTCATGATGGCCGGGAGGGCCTTGCTTCAGGTGGATCGGCCCTACCTGACGACCGCCATCTACAACATGCAGATGGTGGAGTCGAAGGACTGTGCCAGCTTGGCGGTAGACAAATACTGGAGGATCTACTACAACCCCGACTTCCTCAAAGGCTGGAAGGTGCATGAGGTCGCCACCCTGTGGTATCACGAAGTGCTCCATCTCCTGAACGATCACGCGGCCCGGGCTGAGGCATATGCCCGGCAACAATGCATTCTTCACAAAATGACTGAATTGAGCCATCACATCTGGAACATCGCTGCGGATTGTGAGATCAATGATGGCCTTGTCAGAGAGGGCCGCCCAGTTAAAGGCGGGTGGAAAAAGGAGGGATGTACCCCCGCAAAATTTGACCTGCCAGACGACAAGCTGGCTGAGTTCTACTGTAGAAAACTCTATGAGCGCCGCCCTCCGGAGGAGGACAATGACTCAGAGGAGGAGTCAGAACAGAGGCAGGCCCCTTCGGGCACTGAGGCTGAAGAGCCAAACGCGGCGGAAGCACCTCCGGCTCCGGAAGGTTCAGCCGATGGCGGCGAAGATTCATCTAAAGAAACGAAAGATCCACCCAGTCGCGGGCCTCTTGGCCCCTCTTCCGATCACCACGAAGACGTAGGCCACGCCAACGAGGGGTCAGGGGTTACCGGAAAAGAAGAGGCCTTTGAAGAAGGGCCGCCGCCGGCGGAAGGCGACAGGACGCGGAAAAAACAACAGAAGAAAAACGAGAACTTTTCTCCGGACTCCCAATCAAGGCAAGATGAAGTCGGCAAGGATGCCTTGCCGGGCGTTGACCCAAGCAGGGCCGACCTTCTCAGGCAGAAAACAGCCGACGAGATCCTTCACCACTCACGAACCCACGGCTCTGTCCCCGGCTCCTTGGAGCGCCTCGCGGAGACAATCAAGCGGCCTCGGGTAGACTACAGAAAGGAGATTGCAGCACAGGTGCGTCAGGGAATAGCAGCGAAGCGAGGCGCTGTGGACTACAGCTACTCTCGGCCTTCCCGCCGGTAGCAGGACAAGAACTTTGTGCTGCCTACCATGGTTTCGCCTGAGGCGAACGTCGCTATCATCAGGGACACGTCAGGCTCGATGTATATAGACCAACTCGATCAGGCAAACGGGGAGGTTGAGGGGATATGTCGGGCCGTTGGCCTGAAGAAGGTCGCAGTCTTTGATGTGGACACCATAGTTCATCAGGTGAATCAGGTTCGCTCCGGTTCAGAGTTGACCCGCTCTCTGGGTGGAGGCGGAACGAACATGGGGGAGGGGGTGGAGGCGGCGACCCGCCTGAGGCCCCGACCGGACGTGTGCATTGTCCTGACAGACGGGCTGACCCCGTGGCCGGACGTTGGGCCACATAAAATGAAGGTCATCATTGTCCTTTTGGGGGAGGAGTATCCTGCTTACCCGCCTCCATCATGGGCTAAAACAATTCGCATCGAAAACATCTAAAATCAGGAGGAGGAAGTGGAGGTGAAGCACTCGACAGCAAAGAGAAGAGCAGCCTATTTCTCGACATGGGACAGTACTTCTGACTCTCTGTTCAAAGCGGTCTACAGCCTTGACGCATTCGCAGAGGCTCTAATAGAGCCAAGAAACGGCTTTACGGAACAGCAGCAGGGAGACTATTTGATATTAGTAGAATATCTGCACGGAAGGATAGATGAAATCAAAGACCGACTAAAACAGGAGGAGAAATGAAATTAACAAGGGCGCAACGGCGCATCCTCGGGATAATGCACGAGCAATCTCAATCAATCCAGACAGTTGGCGACGCATCGACTGTGTGGGACCGCAAGAGAGGGCCGACGCGAGTGAATGCTGTTACTCTGGCCCTCTTGAAGCGACAGAAACTCATCCGCAAGGCCAGAACATACTCTTCTGGCACAGCCTATGTCCTCACCCGGGCCGGGGAAGGAGCCCTGCTATAATGGCCAAAATGACACCCAAAACCGTCCGCGAGTTGCGGCTGGCGTATGACGGAATCATCCGCGTGGAAGGCATTCCTTCAGAGCCAACGAGGAAGGCTCTGGCCGACCACTATCGGGTCAGCGATTCAACCATCTACACCATCTGCACCGGGAAGACGTGGCGCAACGTCTCCCCCCCCAAATGCTACCGGACAGACCCCAAGCGAGGGCCGAAGCCCCTGACGTCCGGCATGAAGATCCCCATCGACGAGAGGAGAGTCATTCGGGAGCGCTTCTCCAACGAAAAAGATCTTACCAAGATGAGCCTAACTCGTGAGTATGGAGTCAGCAGACAGACCATCTACACCATCCTTCATGAGGAAGATGGAGAGGCGGCATGACGCCGGGTGGCATGGACCCGTATTACGGCCAGTGGAACAGCGACGATGACCCTGCCGACTATCGCCGTGGTCCATCTGGATGGTGCAACTTGGAAGGCGACGAGCAAGCGAAGGAACGACAACCATTAAGGAGGATCGATGCGACGACGTATCCCGCACGTATACCACACCGTCACTACCTGCGCAATCGGAAGGACGGTGAGTGATGACGCGTGATGCTACCGACAGGCTCGGACGGTGGATAGCAGCCATAGCAATGGCCTACCTCACAATGCGGATCGTCCCGGCCCTTTTGCAGTGGCCGTGAATTACAAAACACTTTAACAGGAGAGTATCCAACGCACGCTTGGCGCCCTTAGCATGCACTTGCATGGGGGGCAACAGCATGCAACAGGAGGGAGTGAGGATATGAGTTACCATGCAATTCTCCACAAGGTGGGCCCCGGATTTTACACGGCCCACTCTCACAACAGGCTGTATGTCGTGTGCAGGGCCTCGGCCCGCCGATGGGGGATATGGGAATTGAACTTCATCCCCCCGGCAAAGCGGGGGTATGTCATGGGCCTTGAACTCAACGGCTCCGTGGTGCGAAATCCCCACGATGACATCCCGCCAGCACGCGGATATCCGCCGCCAGATCCATCTTTGAAAACCGTGCCAACTCGCGGGTCAATCCCCGTGCAGGATGTCGGGAGTTACGAAAAATATGAAACGTGGAGGAACCAGTTGGGCTCAACTTCGTTCCATGGCACCATCTACCGGGGGGAGATGGCCTCGCCCTTGGCAGAAGTCAAAGCTCTGAAGCAGGCAGGTGAATGGATCGCACAGCATCACACCAAAGAGGCGCTTCGCATTTTTGCCACCCCCGCTAAGGACCCCGACTCAGACCCGCAGCCGGAAAGGTAGAGATGGATATAAAACTGATCGACTACTTCGCAGCACGCGCTCTGGAGGGGATCACCTCCCACCCGGAGGGCTTTAATTGCCCTGCGGAGGACGCAGCTGCCGTCGCGTACAAATACGCCGTCGCAATGATGCAAGAGCGGGAAAAAGTACAAATACACTATCGCAATGTCCGTCTGTCCGACTTCGACTCAGGAGGGGGAAGCCACGATGCAAAAGAAACTTATCAAAGAAGCACTCCTAAGAGGGATTGACCTCACACCCCTTTACGCTCTGCACAATTTCGGATGCCTTCGACTCGCGGCACGAATAAATGAGTTGCGTAACGAGGGGATGCAGATCGAAACAATCCTGAAACCAGACACGTCCTACGCCACATACACGCTACTTATACCCACTAACAGGAGGAAGTGAAAGGGAGTGAAACTGGCTTACCCACTATGCCGCAAGGACGAAGTGTCAACCCTGCCGACCATTCCCTTTAATTCGTAACACACCATCATGACACGTCTCCGTGCGTTCCTCCGACGTCCTCCATGCGGACTGTCACCGTGGCCCTCACCCACCTCTGTTCACGGACGACAGTTACATCCCGCGTCCATACGGCGATGTCGCCGTCCTCCATCCCGCTGGTATACAGGGACTGGGCTTCCCGGGGGGCCGATCTCAGCATGGCCTCCACCTCAACAGGGAGTTTCGTTCCTGTCCCTTGCAGCTGCCTGCGGAGGCCGCGCAGGGCATGACAGGACAGGTGCTCCCATACGGCATGATCCAGCAGAACCTCCTGCTTTGCAGGCGGAAGATCGACCACCTCACGATGGTGGCCCCATGATAGCTCTCGCCTCCGACGCTCCGGAGGGAAGGTTCTGGAAAGGCGCTGTGCGCGGGTCAAGGTATCGAGGTCATAGTCGGTGCCCTCGACCACCTGTGCGTAGCTCTCCCCGAATTTACCCTCACCGAAGTTCAGCAGATCACCGAGGGCCCATAGAACCGACCTATGGAAGGAGCGTAGCGCAGCTACGGCCCTCTCGTACTCATCATACTCCATCTCGGGCGGGGGAGAATACCCCACCTCGCTGTAGTTTCCCGGCAACAATGCGTTATTCACAGAAGGATCTCCACGGTTTTTGTACAGTTTTCTGCCCGGTCAACATACATCTGGTCGAAAGGACAGCGCAATGGGCAACACGATACCTGACGCCGGCTTGCCCAAGTAAGGTATCACCTGACGCCGGCTTGCCCAAGCAAGGTATTCTAACGGCGCTTACAGTGCCTTGGTGGACTTCTTCCGCTTCTTTCGCCAACTCACCAGCTGACAGAATATTCTTGACTTTTGCGCTATAACGGGCTATCTTAGACCTGTTCACCCCCCATCCCAGCACATCTCACAGGAGGTACCATGGCCGACTACGAAAAAATTCCCATTCAGGAAAACGTCCCCCTCACCATAGAACTGCTGTATGACGACTGCCGTCGGTGGGAAGCCTCACAGGCCGGATGGTCTGAGTCGTTCACCCTCACCTGCAACGCCAAATGGAAGGACCGCAGCGGTGAGCACGCAGTGGAACGAGGGAGCCTGCGGCTGACCGCCAAGCTTTTGACCGAGATGCTGCGGATCGGCATCGGCAAGGGGGCGTCAGTCTCTATCGAAAAGTTCCGTGAAGAGAGCCATACCGACTACACCCTCACGCTGCTCACTCCCCCCGAAACCGCAGGGCTGTGGGTCAAGGACCGGGAAGGCACCCTCGTCGGACTCGACGGAGCCCCTCATCATGGCATGGTGGGCAGTGGTGGCGTGGCAGATGCAACCGCCTCTGGCTGGAACAACACCCCAGCAGCAGCCCCGGCGGCACAACAGCCCCTCGGCCCAACTGAGGGCTGGGAACAGGCCCTCGACTTACAGCAGGCGCTGTATACTGAGTGCCTGAAGAGGGCATTTGAGATCTGGATGGGGTACCACGGCGGCAAATCCGACAATGTGGATGATTCGACGCTGCACGCCACCGCTGCCAGTCTCTGCATCCCGCTTGAACGCAAAGGCGTGCGCGTGCCCGTGCTGGAGCCATGGGAGGTCGATGGGATTGATTTCGAGGATTCATCCTCTGAAGCGAATCCCCATCCGATCCCTGAGCCCCCTCAAGACACAGCTGCTCCTACCTCCGGCCCTCAGGAGGAGGTGCCCCACACGGCCGACACTCTTCCGTTCTGATGGAATCCATTAGCGCCCATCCAGACGCAGCGTGGGGTGGCAATAAATCATGGCCGATGCCGTCTGATACAGTCCCCGACGTCACCTACACGGTGGGCCGGCATGGCGACCATGAGCCTGACGAGGATCTATGGACCTGTACCTGCCCCGGCTATCAAGCTCACAGCGGCAGCAAAATGCATTGGTGGTGCAAGCACATCAGAGCCATCATGGAGCA